TTCCCCGGGAGTGGCGCGGAACGCAACCAGCTGCGAATCGGAACCGCCCGAACCACCAACCCGGAAGCTGCCGCCCATCTGCGCGCCCGGCAGTTTGCCGCCCGACCACTGGCCGAGACCGAGCGCCTTGCCGAACAGACCTTGCAATAGCGGCGTGCCGCCCGGGTTGAACAGGTTATGCAACGCTATATCGAGGAGCACATCGGCCATCTTGCGCAGGGCGGCCGAGAAGGATTCCGCCGCTGATTGCCCGTCGATCAATCCCTGCACGAATGTCTTGGTCGATTCCTCGAGGCCGTCGTTGAGTTCCTTGACTGTCCTTAGCGCCTGTTCCTCTTGATAAAGTTGGCGCGTAGTTAGGGCGATCGCCTGGCCATACTCCGATTCTTTGTTGACGCCGGCCTTCTTGAGCTCGTTGTAAACCCGCTGCTTTTCGGCGGTACGGCCTAGCTGCCGCTCCTCGAAGATCAGATCCTTCATCACCTTGTCGAAGGCTTCAAGCTGTTCGGCGCCGGGTGCCTGCAGCGCGCCTAGCTTGGGCGCGGCTGCCACTTTGACCTTCGCATCATAAAGTTTGTGATATGCGTCTACTTCCTTATTTACCGCGTCCGCATTGGAGAAGAATTTTCCAATCGGTTGGATCGGCTCCATTTTGCCGAAACCGAGCACTCCGCTAAACTCGTTGTTCTTTGCAACAATGACATTGTAAAGCGCGATGATATTGTTGAGGTCGGTGATTGTCGCGTCGGTGAATTTGCTCAAGCCTTGAGCCAATTGGCTTCCCAAAGCTTCCTGAAGAGCCTTGAGAATCGGTACCCATGCGCCGAGGAAAGCTTGCGCTGACAAATCGCCGGCCTTGGCCGCCGCTTCGATCGCATCCTGAGCAAACTTGATGCTGAACAGACTGATGAATGCTTTGTTGAATGCATGGGCAAATCTGTTCCCAACGCGATCCCCAAATGTTGAGAATAGAGACTCCTGGCGTGCTTGGCTGGCCTGAACCGAGCGCTCGACACCGGCCATCGCCTGATCGGTGGTCTTCTCGAGCGAGCGCATGGCGCGCTCGAACTGCTTGGTGTTGGCCTCGATGGTGACGATGAGCCGCTCAAGATCGGTTGCCATCTATTTCGCCCCGTAATCCCTGACCGGCGCATCCATGATCGCTCGGAAGAGCTCGGGCGTCATGTTGTCGTTGTCGCTCTCTTTCGCGACCTCATGCGCTTGACGCCAGCCATCGAGGCAGGCGGAATATTCCCACAGACTCATCGCTTGCATCTGGCGCGGCGTGAAACCCATCACTGCACCGTTTCCATAGATGGTGGAAAATCTGAGCTTGCCCCGTTGGCCGCCTCCACCTCTTTTTTTTGGCTATCGCCCTCCTCGTTGGGCCGATAGCAACTCCGCGCGACAATCTGGAAAGCCAGCGGCCAGGCTTCGGCAAATGGCACGGTATCGACATAGCGCTGCACAAGGCGCTTTGCTTCGGCGGGGTTCATGCCGCCACCGATCAGTCCAAGCCGATGAATCTCTCCCAGCCACTTGGCGCGGAATTCAAGACGGGAGAGCTTGCCGAATAACTCGATCGGCCCGCAGCCGGTTATCTCCTGAAGCTCATCCCATTGCCCGAGGTACAAAGCGAATGAGTGTTCCTGCCCGCCAAGCTCGGCGGTGATCAATGCGTGGCTCATGGCATATTCGTCCATGTCGCCAGTCCATCGGCAGTAAAGTTGACATCGACTGTCATGTAACTGTCGGTGTTGTTGGCAACGAGATTGAACGATTCCAAGAAGGCCTTGCCGGCATAGTAGCCCTCGGCAAAAGCGCCGGTAGGATCGTTGATCTCAAAGACCACCCCGATCGAAACAGAGCTGTCCATGATGTCCTGAAGGGCCTGGCGCATGCCGAGCTCGAAATAGCCCGAGCCAGTGATTCCCCAATCCTTCGAGATCGCCGTCCGCTTGATTATCGAAACCTTGGTTGGATCAGCGCAGTCGGGAACGATGGCGGTTCCGGTTGCTAGCGATTGATTGAATGCCTTGCTGTTGATTGCGCAGAACTTGGTCGCCTTCGGTATTCCGCTGACCGCGGTGGCCGGTACGCCGGGAGCGGTCGCGTTGATCCAGATAAGCGCAAATCTCGGATCAGTGAGAGCTGCTAATGCCATGACGTCTTCTCCTCAAGCTAAGCCGGCCCATAACGAGCGCGGTATTCCAAGACACCATGCGACGTCAGCCCGTCGGGATCGCGCAACCACCGCTGATTCTGCATGGCAAACCAACCGACTCGATAGCCGGCAAAAACCGGATGGCGATCGCCGAGCGCCGTGTAACACGTTTGGGCAACTGTCTTGCCCTGGACAAAGCCGGGCTCGCGCGACCAGACATGCACCTCGCCGGTCACATCCCAGTCGATCGCGCAATCGGATGTAAATTCCTCGATCCCATCGACGATGCCGATCGTCAGGTATGGAAACACCGGATTGGCCGGAGGGAGATCGTAGACGCGCAACCCAGCGCTCGCCAATTGCTGGCGCATGTGGGATTGCATGACGAGCGTGTTCACCGCGCTGCCGCCCTCACCGCGGCTCGCACTGCTTTGCTGATGATCGCCACCGCCTGCTTTTTCCTGATGCGATAGCCGGGAAAGAAGAACGGGATCGCCGCCGCGTTCTGCCTGCCGAACTCGATGATGCGGGCATGCGGCGCCGGCTTGCCGCCGGCAATGATCAGCAGCCGTGTTTCGTTCTCAGACTTGAGGTCCTGCTCCCAATGAATCGAATCTCTGAGGTCGCCATCATCGACCGGCACCAGCCGCTTTTGCGTGGCGATGATCAGCTCGGCCGCCTCGACGACCGCCGGCTGAACGCTTGCCGCGACCTTGGTGCGCAAGGCCCGCGCCTTGGCACGAAGCGCTATCCGCCCTTGAATGGTTATGCCGCTAGCCATCGGCCACCCCAGCGGTTGCGATCATGTTGAGATATTGTTTCCGCTCGTCGTTGTTGCTGACAGAAAGGATATTCCATATCCGGTTGTTGCGGCGATCAACCGCCCGATCCTGCGGCTCGACCACCGCCGCCGTCTTGGACCATCGCACGGTGATCGCCACCGGCTGAACGCCGGTCGGCCGCTCGGCAATAACATCTTCCGATCCGGTCTGCGGCTCGACTCGTGCCGGCATCGGGCCGGCAATGATCGTCCAACCCGAGAGGACATTGCCGTAGCCATCGTCAGCGATCTGGCGACGGCGCTCGAAGCGGACCATCTCGCGGAGTTCGCCGGCCGGCATCGTCACACCCTCGGTTGCCAATAGCCAGCGAGCATCGATGTGAGCCACCCCGGCATTTGCTGGAGATTGCTGGGCACGAGAATCTCACGATACTCGTAGAGCGTCGAAACCGCCTGGAACATGGCGCGCCTGATGCCGGCCGGAATGGTCGAGGCGTCATAACCCGACGCAATCGTCACAGCCAAACCCGAGGCATAGGCGCCGCCCAGATAATACTGCTGCACCCCGAAAATCCCGCGGGTCGTCATCGTGTAGTTAGCGGTGACATTGGCGGCGGCGGGATCGGCCGCGGCTGTCCATGTTCCCACCGGCGTTATCGGCACCGATGCAAGCGCGCCGGAACAACCGAAGTCGCTCGCGTCGGGCGTCCATTCATAGACGGTCTTGTAAATGGTTATGCCCGCGAATTGCTCGAACTGTTCGATTGCCGCGGCAATCATGTCTTGGACATCGAGGTCGTCGTCGTTTTGGTCGTTCAGTCGCAGACGCCCCTTGGCGCGCTCGAGCATATCGCCGGGCAGGCTTGCTGTGTCGCGGCTGATGATCTTGATGGCCATCACGGAGTGTCCCTGACATCGATCGAAAGCTGATTGATATCGGCCTGTATCTTGACGGCCGAGAAAATGAGCAGCCGCGACAGGATGGCCGGAGGCCAGTTGCCGGCGCCAGCATTCGCGCCCAGACGCAGGGTAGTAACGGTCGGCATGGTGGCGACAACG